AATTACCGCAATCGCAATCGGTATCGGTGCAGTCGCAGCCGCTGCAGTTATCGCTTACAAGAAATTTGAAACATTCCGCACAATTGTTGACGCGCTATTTGGGGCGGTTCGCTGGTGGATCAGCAACGTCACAATCCCCCTCTTTCAAGGTCTGCTCGGCGCAGCAACATTTGTCTTCAAAGCAATCGCTGCAATCTGGAACAACACCGTCGGCAAATTGGCTTTCACCATTCCAGACTGGGTTCCTTTGCTTGGTGGCAAAAGTTTCGCCATGCCGAAAATCGGCGGTGGCGGAGGAAGTAGCGGAGGCTTGACAAGCGCACGAGCGTTTGAAGAATCGCAAAAGGAAATTGTTGCAGCAAACCCAGAGGTCTTTGCAGCACCACCCGCAGTCGCACCATCCGCCCCAGGCAAAGTACAAAACACCACAGCACCCGCCTTCGACAAGACCTCAGGCAACGCAGGAGGCTTTGAGAACGCAGGCATTGGCGGTATCGGCCCATTCAACGACATCATCATCAACATGGACGCAGGACTCGTCTCCTCACCTGCCACAGTTGGTCAAGACATCATCGACGCCATCCTTGCAGCGCAACGCAACTCAGGACAGGTCTTCGCACCGGCGGTCACTTTCTAATGACCGTCCCCACATACCAAGTCCTTGTCGGATTCCAATCGACCACAGGATTCGGTACACCCTTTCAACTTGACGACGCCGTCTACGGAGTTCTAAACACAAGCACTCTCGGCGGTCTTGCTTATGCAGACCTGACCTCGCTCGTTCTCTCGGTCAACATCAAGCGCGGACGCAACCGCCAACTTGACCAGTTCAACGCAGGAACAGCACAGGTCGTCTTTAACAACAACTCCCGCATCCTTGACCCGCTGAACACCGCCTCGATCTACTACCCGTATGTCTTGCCTCGCTCGCCCATCATCATTTACGCCAACGGCACCCCCATTTACACAGGCTTTGTTGAAGATTGGGATTTGGATTATCAGAACGCCAATCAGGGCAGAATGTTCGCTCGATGCGTTGACGCCTTCGGCACCTTGGCAAATCAGCAATTAAACGCATTCACCCCGTCGGCACAGACTTCAGGGTTGCGCGTAGACGCCGTTCTAGACCGTCCAGAGGTCGCTTACCAGGGCGCAAGGTCTATCGGTACAGGGTCGTCTACTCTCGGGGCTTACGCGGTCTCTCAGGACACAAACGTCCTCAACTACCTTCAGCAAGTCAACACCTCCGAACAGGGGTACCTCTACACGGCAGCCGACGGAACTCTAACCTTCAAGGGGAGGTCAAGCGTTCTGAACCCTGTGTCGGGCGCATCGTTTACTACCAATGGCACAGGCATCCCATACATGAGCCTCGTCAACCAGTACGGATCGGAACTGCTCTACAACTACATCGTGACCCAATCGCCCGCAGGAGCTGCACAAACAAACTCTGACGCAAACTCAATTGCGTTGTACCAGGCGCAAAACTACAACCTTCTTAGTTTGCTCAACTCGACTACAACGGAAGTCAACGGCCTCGGCGCGTACCTTCTCGGCAAATACCGCAACCCCGTCGTCCGCTTCACAGGCGTCTCATGCGAACTTGCAGCACTTACCTCCGCGCAATGGTCAACCATTTTTGCCATTGACCTGACGTCAATCGTCACCGTTCAAAAGGATTACTCCACCGGTACTCCAACCTCAGAATCGCAGACCCTCATCACTTCAGGAATTGAACACCGAATCGTTCCAGGGTCTCACATTGTTTCGTACACTTTCGAGAGTACGGACGGCAACCAATACCTCACCCTTGACGACGCAATCTTCGGAACGCTCGACAACAACCTTCTCAGTTTCTAAAGGAGACAAAACATGGCAACACCAACATCATTCCCAACACCTGCGGTCTCAGGTCAAATTCTCACCGCGGCATACGTCAACGGCATGTCGGGCGCGTTTCGTGTTCTTCAAGTCGTGCAAGGAACAACCACAACTCTTGCTTCTTCAACGTCAAGTAGTTACGCAGACACAGGCATTACGGCAACAATTACGCCACAAGCAACAACAAACAAAATTCTCGTTATCTGCAACACGACACTTTTCAACAATGCTGCAAGCACTGACGCTGGATTGAAATTGCTACGAGGGGCTACACAAGTAACGAACAACTCGGGGTATGCCTTTAACGGTGGTGGCTCTGCTGGTTCTGACCCTTTAATAGTTGCTCTTGACAGCCCAGCAACAATTGCTGCAACCACATACAAGTTGCAATTTGCAAGAGTGTCCGGTGCAGGAACTGTATTTGTGCAACCAAACAGCAACACAGGCCAGATAACACTTATTGAAATCAGCGCATAATGCGAAAAAGCCTCATTCTATTGGTGATTTGTGCATCGCTTACCGCTTGCGCTGATCGTGAACGCCACAACTGTGACACAACAAAAGCCACCGGATTCTTAGAAAGCAAATGCCCATGAAACTAGAAAAAAGACTTAGCAACGAAGAAATAAAAGCACGACTCGTGTTTGTCGTAGCAGTCACTTTGTCGTTTGTTCTTGTCGTGTCTGTCCTTGCAATGATTTACGGCGTTCTATTTGTGGTGCAACCAGTCGAGGCAAGTGAGTTAGACCAAGAAATGGTCAGCATCCTTACATACGTACTTTCCACATTGGCTGGGGCCTTGGTGGGCCTCGTCGCGGGAAATGGGTTGAAGAACCCCCCAAAAGAACCTGAAGCATGAGTAACCGCGTCTACCCGTACTACCCATCATGGGACGGCAAAGCCACTCAACCCGTAACGGCAAAACTTGTTGAACTATGCGGAAAGCGTTGGGGAACCAAGTCCCTCGGCACATACGCCAACCGCCCAATGCGAAACAATGCAGGACTGTCTGTCCATGCCACCGGATACGCAGCTGACATTCAATACAAAGACGAAGCGCAAGCCCGCGAGATGTGGGACTGGTTCCTTGCTAACTCAAAAGCCCTTGGACTGTGCGAACTGCATTGGTACGCATACGGCGAGTACGGCGCGGGCTACCGATGCTCCAGAGGCGAAGGCAAAAAAGGCGTCAAAATCTACACCGCCGACGACAACGCAGGCTCGTATCAAGGCAACCCCAACTGGCTGCACTTTGAAATGGCAAAGCAATCCGCAGAAGCATTCGAAGCCGCATGGCGGGCGCTGCCGAAACCATAAATCGCCCGAAGAAATCACCCTCTTCGCGCTAGACCTCGGGACTGACTGTGTTTCCCTCATTGGTTCCGAGGTCGAATCCGCCACCCAGACGCTTGCCTGTGTTACAACATCAGGACACTTACAGCGAAGGGAAACCGCTATGAACCACCAAGACAAACTCATCTACTTCACTTATGGGTGGCTCGTCTCATGGGCTTACTTCAAGGTCGTCAACCGCTACTGGCGCAACTGATGCTTCCCTCGTGGGGCTATATGCCGTTATGGTCTAAGGACAAACTAACCCTCGTCCAAATCTTCACGGATTCGGCAACAGAAGAGATCGTCAAAGTCACAGTCGCCAAAAGGGCGGCTCCCTGGATGATGTTCGCTTCGATTACAGAAGTTGAAAAGGTTGATTAAGAGAATCATGGCAATCGCCCTCATCACCGCAATATCCATTCCTGCTCCGGCATTCGCAGCTGCACAGCGCGACACCTTCAGCAAATACAACGGCGTCCTGCCAGACGCTTACTACGACGGACTTGCCCGTTGTGAAACTGGCGGAAACTGGAAACATTCAACGCGCTCATACACGGGCGGTCTTGGCATTTACCGAGGCACCTGGAAGACATGGTCAGACTCCTCGAGCGCAAAAGGTAAGACCCCCGCGCAACAGGTCAAAGTCGCAGACGCAATCGCATTCAAAAGCCACATCAACCCAGACGGAACAAAAGTCTGGCGCGTCGGGCCTTGGGGATGGGGATGTCTTAAAGGGCAGAAATCCTTACAGGCGTTCATTTGCAAGTCACGACACAAGGATGTTGCAAGATGGAAGCGCGGATGCGGTATTGTCCGTAAAAGCAAATAGCAACAAGTGAGGGAAACACTATGGAATTAACAACCGACGAGATCATTGCGCGTCTCATGAATCTGTCAGTCAAACTTGACGGAGAGATGCGCTTTGACGAAGGCTCAACAGTCAGTCAGGCAATTGCCCTGATTATGACAATGCGCAACTCGGCAGAACGCTTGCGTCATCCGAGCATGAGCAACAACAACGACGAACTCAAAGCCGTCATCGAATGGATTGTGGAGCCAAAGTGAATACGGAACTACAAGACCTCTACGGCTCCCGCACAATTACCCTCGCTATGCACATGGCATTGGACTTTGACAAGTTGTACCCGAACGACAACCGCAAGTATTCAGAGTTAGTCCTGACAATGATTCCTGCAGCCGTTCTAATCGTTTTGGAGGATGGAATATGAGCATTGAAGACTACGAACCAGTTGCCTCTCGCCTTGCTCGCTTTTGGGAAAAACACCCCGAAGGACGAGTCATCACGAAACTTCTCACATTCGAAGGAGACCGAGTCATCGTTCAGGCCGACATTTATGTCGACCGCGAAGACGACCGTCCAGTTGCAACCGACTTCGCCGAAGAGATACGCGGGTCAAGCAACGTCAACAAGACAAGCCACATTGAGAACGCAGCCACATCCGCAATCGGCAGGGCGCTCGCTGACTGCGACTTTGCCTCAAGCACCGACTGGACGAAACGCCCGTCGCGCGAAGAGATGTCAAAAGTTCAAAGAATGTCGGGAGACACCCGCATCACCGAACCATCAGACCTCGCCTCAGAAAAACAACAAAACATGATTCGCGCGGTCTGTAAGTCAATGGGCAAAGTTCCACCGGCAAACCTTCAAGGCATGACCAAGCGCGAAGCGTCGCAATACATTGACACCCTCAAGAGCGCACCTGCACCAGAACACGAACCCGAAGAGGCGTTCTAGTGGTTGACCTGCTCACCCTTGTCATCATGTGCGTCAGTTTGTTCATGTGCGGATTCCTGTTGGGAAAAGACTCCCGATGACCGTCTCCGAAAAGATATTTCAAGACCAAGTCATTAAGTTGGCGCGAATGCAGCAGTGGCTTGTCTTCCATGCCTCACCCTCATCGCCCCGTCCAGGGGTATGGCGGTCAGACGGCAACGGATTCCCCGATCTAGTTCTCGTCTCAACATCTATCCCTTCTCGAGGAGTCATCTTCTGCGAATTAAAAGCAGCTGATGGAAAACTGAGCGCGGAACAAGAGAAATATGCTCGTTGCCTCATCAACGCAGGAACGGAATACCACTGCTGGCGTCCACGAGACCTTGACATGATTGCAGCGCGACTTGGTCGGCAAGGCAAAGTGCAATGAGGGAGCTAGTGCGAATCAGTCTTACCAAGGACGAGATGCGCCTGGCTTGCACCGGAGGAATAGAACACCGTCTCGACGCAATGTTCAGCGGTCAACCCCCCAGGGACAAAACCCCATACCACCTGCAACGATGGTGGCAGTCGCATATCACAGGCTCAATAGCAGAAGTTGCCGTGTCAAAACTTCTCGGGGTTGAATGGCAATGGGAACGCAACGCAAACGGATTCGACGTCCTCGAGTATCAAGTCAGAGCAACAGAGAACGCAGACTCAACCCTTGTGATTCGCAACCGAGACGACCCGAGCCACAACTTCATTTTCGCAAAAGTGCGAGAGAACCGCGTCCTCATTCAAGGATGGATCACAGGTCACGAAGTCATTGCATACGACCAACCCATTCACGGCGACTGCTGGACAATCAAGGACTACCGCCTGTACCCAATCACAGACCTGCCAGAGTTCCCGCAGCTGCTTCCCGATGGAATCATGATGTTCAAACCAAGAACTCCAGGACTCGGAACAGTCGTATGATCGTCGTCGGCTGGTACATCCTCCTGATAAGTATCGGGCTAGCAATCCTCCAGGGGATTCGCAAGGACTAACATGCCAACACAATCTAGAGACGCAGGCCGACATCATCAGTTGCAGATGGTTCGCAGAATACGAGGGAACTCGGGTAGAGCAGTCTGCCTTCGGGCAACTGTGCAGCGTCCAAACGTCATAAATGAGAATGGTGACCGTCCACATGTCAAACATCCGGCAGCCAGAGATACTTACTCGAAATGCGGGGGGCGAGCAAACCACCGAACCGAACACAACGAAAGAGAGCAAGACCCCTCGGGGGGTCGCGCTAGCAGGGGGCAACCATGAGCAAGAGAAGAAGCAGTCCAGAGTTCC